GTTGGACTTGGCATTTATTTCCCTCTAAAATTCAATTATTAATTTAACATTTTCAGTTTGATCTGAAGCTCTTGTAATTGGTGATCTGTTTTCTACATAAATTACATCACCAGTATCAGCGTCAATCTCACCAGAATTATAACCACTTGTAAATGAAATACTATCTACTGTTGTTGTTGAACTTGATGGAGTTGCTGTTACACTTGAACTTTGTCCTGTGATTGTGTTTGTACCAGAAAACGCTGTTAAATTACCATTACTATCTATACCAGCATCATTAAATCTTGTTTGTATATAATACAAGATATTATTTGAACTATCCCATTCTACAACTTTACCTACAGCGCCTGTTGTCGCCTGATTAATTTCTTCATCAACTGTAAAGTCGCCAGATGGAGATGTTACTAGAATTGCTTTTGTTCCTCTTAACGTAGTTGATGATGCAGCAGATCCTCCTGATTCAGGATCTCTCATCAATACTACACGTCTAAAATCATTGGCTGTTGTAAAATCTCCAGAGTTTGATGTTTCACCAGCTTCAAAGTTAGTGTTTAACATTATGTAATAACCACCTAATTCTTTTACTGCATTAAAACCGTGCCCACCTTTTGGTTCGATAATACAATCTAATTCTGAGCCTGATAATCCAGTTGCACCAGCAGCTACAATATCAGAATTTCTAATATAACCAAATGTATAACCTGAACCTACATTAGTTACTGTAACACCTGTAACAGCACCACCAGAAACTGTGACAGATACTTCACCAGAAGAACCATCACCTCTAATTGCAATACCCGTATGAGTTCCATTTGTACCACCTGTTCCAGCCGATTTAATTTTTACGATATTAATTGCGCCATCAGTAGCAGCAGAAGATACTGTACTATCTGTTGACACGTGCATAAAATCTGTTGATAAAAAGTTTGTTTGTTCAGATGCTGTTAATGAATACATATATTTCCATTTGTATCCATCTCCTGTTGTAAGAATAGATGTTGATGTACCAGTTGGTTCTACTGTTGAAGTAGCACCATCATTATTATCTAAACATTTATAAACATTAAAAGTAGAACTCATTACATAAAAAGTAGAGTCCCATAAAGTAGAAGCACCACTATCTGTAGTTTGAGTAGTGGTTGTTCCTGTAATTCTATTTCCGTAATCGTGTCTATAATAATCGTAGACAGTTCCAGTTGTCCAATTTCTTCTTGGTATTACAAACGATATATCTGTACTTGCAACTTTTTTAGCAGCTAATAAATCATCAAAATAGTAATATTCATCTTGTATTGAGTCAACTGGAGTTAAAGGAGAAGCATCTGTTCCCTCATTTGTTGTTCTACTATCACCTCTAGTTAAAGTACCGTAGGCTTGTGGTCTTCCAATACCCATATAATAGACATTTGGAGACGCTTCTGTAAAAGATTCATTAAATTGTTCTGCGTTATGAATCCTGAATTTGTTTGTTATAATCGCTGGCATATTTTCCTCTTAAACTTAATTATATTTATACAACTTTTTTAATAACTTACCGCTATTTCTGTAGGGTGAGCGATGTAAGTTTTTAAATTATTTACATTATAATCTCTAATTTGTACTCCTGTTCCGTTTAAATTATTGTTTAAACCTATAATTCTATGATCTGCCCAATTAACCATTGTCATTGGTGTAATATAAAATGTTTCTGTACTATCTGCCCCTGCTGAAGATGTTTGAGCATTTGGGTGAGCACCTCCATATACATTACTAGTTGAAAATAGATTATTATATATATCTAAACTTTTCATACGTGGTCCACAATAAGCGTAACCGAAATTATATTCACTACCTCTTAACTCAATAGGTATTTCTAATATAGGAAGTTTTATAGTCATTTTATGAGTTAGAGTTAAATCTCTAGTTGATGATGGTAAATAAGTTGTTGGTGTTGGTCCATCACCCTCATCAGGATCAATACCTAATTCTGCATTTGACCTTAAGGTTGTTCCATCATCTTCAGTTCCCAATCTTCTACCAAATATTGTAGAGAATAATGTACTTACTGCAAGTGCAACTTGTCCAAAATCAATTCCAGTATTATCACCAAATGTATTTTGTATTTCTGCTGACACTAATGTTTCAACATTAACTTGTCCTGTAAAATAAAAACCAGATGTGTGCATTGTCTTTTTAAAACTATCTCTCCAGTCATTAATTGTACGACCGACTTTGATAACATAAGAGAAGTCTTGGTAGTATAAACTATCTTGTATTCTCATTGAAGTTTCTGATACGTGACCGTCTTGGTTTATATAAGTTCCGTCCGTGTCAACTACAGCACCTACACTAATTGTTGCTGTCGAAAAATCATTTTTTCTAACTGTTGCCGTTGATTCGTTACTTGAGGTGATTGTTGTATTTTCAGCAAACTCACCTGTAGGACTAGTAACTTTTAAAACACCTGTATCAGATGAATAAGAAACAATCGTTGCTGTAATTACTGTAGAACTAGTATCTAATCCAGTAATTGTATCACCTGCTAAAAAAGAACCTGTTATATCAGAAATAATTAAATAACTTGGTAGTAATAGTGTAGGTGGTGATGGTGATGCTTGATATTCTGCACCTGGAGAAATAATTTTTAATCCTAAGATACGACCAATTTCTGTTCCGTAAGCATATACGTTAGCACCTATTCCAGATGTACTAGTCACACTAACTAAAGGTAATGATTGATAGTTATTTCCAGCGTTTATAATTCTAATATCTGTAATGTCACCTGAACCCGTACCACTTTCTTGTACAATTTTGTTTCCTGTGTAGGGATCGCCTCTTGTTGTTTCATCTTCTAAAACAATATGGTCATCTACGCTTGATGTACTTTCTTCTTGTGTTAATCCACCGTTGACAACTGAAACTTTTGCTCTCGCTGAACCACCACCTGTTCCTGTATTTGTAAAGTTTAAGTCATCACCAATTTCATAACCTGAACCTGCATCAGCAATAATAAAATCTGTAATACCACCTCTACCTATTGCGTCAACTTGTACAATTGCACCTTGACCACCACCTGTTATTGTTACTGAATCGCCTGATTCATATAAACTGCCATCATTAGTAAGAGATGGACTTGATGGCACTCCAGTTACTGTTGCTTTTATAAAAATATCATCATCATCATTTGAAGTGCCTCTTATTACTTCACTAGTTTGAAAAGTACCTAATATTGTATCTTCATTTAATATAAATTCTGTTACTTCATTAGCACCAATTTGAAACTTAAATACATTTTCTACAATCGCAGTCGCTTCTGAAGTTTCACCTGTAATTGTTCTTCCTACTAAATCTGCTGTATCACCAGTAGTTGCAATTGCTCTTAAAATCTTTTTTGTATCCCATTTACCATCAGATACTCTCAATACTTGCTCTCGAGGATAAAAAGTTTCTGATTCTAATCCAAATAATAATCTAAAAAATAATTCGTGTCCTCTATTTGTACCTTTTGCTCGATATATTGATTTAATATTTTTAATTAATTTTCTTTTGTCAACACCATTATTTAAAGTTTCAGGTAAAGTATTTAAAAATTCATTTCTAAATTTTGTTAAAAAGTTTGATATAACTTTATCAGGATCTCTAAAATTTAATAAGTCTTGTATATTATTTACAGGATTTGGTTTGTAACTATTAATAATCGCTGTTGCATTTGAACTAGCGCCTACAACTTCTTCACCATCTATAAATTTGTCTTGTGCTGATATGTAAAGTCTATTATTATCTAAATTTTCAGCAAGTACAGTTGCAGTTGCGTTTGAAGTAGAACCTGTAATAGTTTCACCTCTTGTAAACTTACCAAAGGCTGAACTTTCTAAAAGTATTTTATCACCAGCATCTAATTGTGTTCTGTCTGTATCAATACGAGAACCATCTAATATTAATTCATTCTCTTGTGCTGTTTCTGTTTCTAATTGAATACCGTCTGTTGTTTGAATTGATGTTACACCTAACTCGGCTGATTCCATAAACGTGTAATACGTTTTTAAGAACTCTAAAAATTTAGGGTGTTGTTCTAGTACAAACTCTGGAACCTGTTGATTAATCAGGTTTGATATTTTATCGGTGAACTTTGCCATTAGTAGTTAGATGTTGTTGTATAACCTATACCAGCATCAGCAGAGCCACCAACAAAGGTATCTGCCTCTACTGTGATTGAAGAATTTGCTGTGTCTATGTCTAAAATTTGATCTCTAACTGGAACTATGTCATATGACGCTGGTTCTACAGTCACTTCAATAACAGTTGATGAAGCGCCTCGTATATTTTCAACTGACGCAACTGTTAAAGAGTTAATTGTAATTTGACCCGTTGCGTAATTCACAGTTCCTTGAGTATTGTTTACATATGTTCTTACTGAACCTACAAAATAATATCTTCTAATATTTCCATTTCCATCATCATCAAGGAAATAAATTTTTTCATCATTTGGTACTTTGAAACCAGATGTTGTGATTACACCACCTGTAGCAGATTTGTGACCAGCGTGTGGATTAAAAATACCATTTCTGAAATAAATGTCATATCTTGTTGATGAACTTAAAGTTGGTGTAAATGTTTTTCTAATTAATAAACTTGTTACGTTTGATAAGACACTTGTATCTGTGTCATCAATTAAACCTGTAACTTTTGAATGTCTAAACACACCATCAAATTTTTGAAGTGTATCTGTATTGTAATTTGAAATCGCTGTTGTAATTTCTGATTTTAAAGTATCTGCAGTTTTTGTTGTTGACTTTTCATCATACTTTACAGTTGATGTTAAAATAATAGAAGTTGTTTCTGGATCAACAATCTCTGGTCTAACAGATGCAACATTATATCTTTGTAATTGAGTTACAATACTTTCTTTTGTTGTAGTAGTAAGAGTAGAACCTGATGCTGCTTTAATCGCAATCTTAACAACACCATAAACAGGCGTTTCATCATCTTCACCACCCCACGCTGAAACTGATTGTGCGTTTGGATATAACTCTTGTACAAGTGTTTCGTAATCACTTGTTGTAACTGCTCTATCTTGTCTTGCATATTGTAATGGTGCGTTATATCGTATTGACTCTTTTGATTGAGCCTCTGCACCACCTTGAGCACTTGAAATTGTTGTAATTGTAACATCTGTAAAACTACCAACACTTCCTGATAATGTAAAAATAGAAGCACCGTTTGCTTCTGCTTTGTTTGATACAATATATTCTAAAATTACAATATTACCATCTGACAAAGATTGACCAACTATACCATCACCAAAATAAACTTCAAACTTTCCATCTTCACCTTCTTGTAAAAAATAAACTTTTGAAGTATCATCTAAAGAAGTGAAACCAGATGCTTTTGTCCAAGTCGCTGTTGTAGTATCAGAAACTGAATTTTGTACTTGAACTTTTAAAGTAGAAGTGTCAGCATTTGCACTCGGAATAATAAATTTTTGGTCTGGATCAGAACTATCTACTGTATATTTAAATGTAACTAAAGTTCCTTCGTAAACTGGTATACTTGAAAATCTGTAAACACCTGAACTTGGTGTAATTGTGTGAGCAGCATTTGTTACAAACTGATATGATGTTCCATCAACTGAAGTTGTAAAAGTTGTACCTTTTGCCATAGTGATAGAAGTACCACTTGCATTGTTAACTAAAATATCAATAGACGCTGTTGGTGCTTTAGGTGATGTTGGTGTGTAACCTAACATCTTTGCTAATGACACAATATTTTTTCTAATGTCAGCACTATCAAGGTACATTTCATTTGCCAACATATTCGCATTGAAACCTAAGTAATGTGTATTGTAAGCAAGTAAATCTAATAAGATAGCAAAACCAGAACCTTCAAAATCATAATCCTGAAACTCTGATTGATTTTGTAAAAATGTTTTTAGATTACTTTTTATATTATCAAAATCTAATTCTGATACTGAAAGTTTATTTGATGCCATTGTTATCTAATCCTTTGTAATAGTGTCGTCACAGAAACTGGTTCAGGTATATTCATTACATAAAAATATACAGTAACTTCAATTCCATTTCTATCAGGTTGTTCATTAACTGTAACCTGTGATAATCTTGCTCTTGGTTCGTAGTTAGTTATAACTTCTTCTACTTTTCTTCTTATAAAAATACCAGTAAGTGGTGTAAAGTTTTCAAAAAGTAATTCTCTTATACCACAACCTAATTCTGGATGGAATGGTCTTTCATAATGATTAGTTTGAATTAAATTTTTAACACTTCTTTTTACAGCATTAACATCTTCAATTTTTACAACATCATTTGTAACAACATTTCTGGTAAAGTCTAAATCTAAATCTTTATAAAAAGACCTTACAGATTTTTTACTTTTATTAGTATTTGAAGCGTCATATATTGCCATAACACTAATATTTATACAC